ATGAATAAAAAACTATTAACAAAAACATTGATAGCAAGTGCTTTAGTTTTAACAACAGTAGGTTCAGGTTTTCATTCTTCTTCAAATTATAATGGTATTAATAACGTTGCAAAAGCTGAGCAAACGACAGATAACGCATTGTGGAAAAATGTAAGAGACGCTTTAAAAGACGCGAATATTATCGATAAAACAGATAATGAAAATGTCAAGGTTACGTATAAAATAGAAAATGGTGGAGAAAATACCATAGAAGGAACAGCTAATTTAGAAAATATTAGTACTTCAAACAATCCTAAAATAAACCCTCAAAATGTTACAAAAATTAATATAACTAGAAAAAATTCGAACTACCCTAATATTGATGCTAATAATACATGGAAAAAATTAACAGAAAAATTGAAAGAAAAAAATATAGTGAACAACGGCGACAATGTTTCAATCTTAAGTACAGACCCTAAAGATGAGACTGTATTCGGTAAAGTAGGAGAAGATAAATCAAACGTAAGCAATAGATACATCAATCCTAAAGATATAAATGAAATTCAAATCACTAAAAAATAACTTTTTTCGAGAGGCAGATTACTCCTGCCTCTTTTCTTTTGAACAGTGATAATCTTCTGGATCTATGTAACACTCAATTACTTCAGATTCTTTACCTTTAACTTCCTTTAATTACTTTCTCTCTATCTCCTCAAAAAGTTGTGCTTTTTCATTTGTGATTGGAGTTGGGCGTTTTTTCATCGCGTTGTTTCAATTCCTTTTTAAGGTATTCTAATTCTCTCCTAGTCATATCAATTGTTTTTTTACTTCTCACCTTTAGTGAAATACTCTTATCCTTTCTCTTCTTGCGTTAATGTTGCTAATTAGTATAAAATACATGCGCCCATATATTCCAATGGTAGGACATTTAATTCTGGATTTTCAGCTATTTTCATAAATCTTTTATCTGATAATTTGCTTAATCCAATTTTCAAGCCATAGCCTAAATTCCCCATCCACTAAGTTATTTTGTTTCATATGGTTTTAATCTACGGCCAATCTCAAAGATAGATTGACCAGCGATGTTTAAAGTCATATTTCACGGATCCACATTTACGATAAACATATCTAGTTACACAATATTATCCCTTACTGCAACACAGGACGTTTCTCAGCGTAAAAAACACCACTAGAAAGTGACTTTAAAGAATATAACTAATTCAAACTTATATTAATTAATATTCTTTAAATGACCACTCACACTTTGTTTTTTGCTATTTGTAACTTTAAAATGTTGTTTAAATCTATATTTTTTTTTGATATAGCTCCCTATGTAACAAACACTTTTTAATTAATATATATTTAAACAATAATTTAGAGATGGTTAATTGATTCATTTAAATAATATTTATACATTCTATATGTAAACGTTTACACATTTGAATGAAGGAGAATTAAAAATGAATAAAAAATTACTAATGAATTTTTTTATCGTAAGCCCTTTGTTGCTTGCGACAATCGCTACAGATTTTACCCCTGTTCCCTTATCATCTAATCAAATAATCAAAACTGCAAAAGCATCTACAAACGATAATATAAAGGATTTGCTAGACTGGTATAGTAGTGGGTCTGACACTTTTACAAATAGTGAAGTTTTAGATAATTCCTTAGGATCTATGCGTATAAAAAACACAGATGGCAGCATCAGCCTTATAATTTTTCCGAGTCCTTATTATAGCCCTGCTTTTACAAAAGGGGAAAAAGTTGACTTAAACACAAAAAGAACTAAAAAAAGCCAACATACTAGCGAAGGAACTTATATCCATTTCCAAATAAGTGGCGTTACAAATACTGAAAAATTACCTACTCCAATAGAACTACCTTTAAAAGTTAAGGTTCATGGTAAAGATAGCCCCTTAAAGTATTGGCCAAAGTTCGATAAAAAACAATTAGCTATATCAACTTTAGACTTTGAAATTCGTCATCAGCTAACTCAAATACATGGATTATATCGTTCAAGCGATAAAACGGGTGGTTATTGGAAAATAACAATGAATGACGGATCCACATATCAAAGTGATTTATCTAAAAAGTTTGAATACAATACTGAAAAACCACCTATAAATATTGATGAAATAAAAACTATAGAAGCAGAAATTAATTAATTTACCACTTTTTCTGTAATAATTATTAATAAAGGGAGTCCGTTAATTATAATAAGCGTTCTCCCTTTTATCTTTATAACGCTTTAATATAAAGCTAGGGTGAATTAGTAAACTAATCCTCACTAACTCAATATGATAATCGTTTTTACTGTAATCAATCCTCTAACGGTATATCATCCACAATCACAGTATGATTAGGATTAGCGTTAGATACCTCTTGTACCGTCTTATCTAAATCTTCATCATCGCCATCCCATTCACCAATATTAATGAATATAGGCACATTCCCGTTAATATCATGCTTATCTGTAAATAACTTATGGTATTTACCCAACATATCACGAGCTTTTAAACGATCACTTGGCTTAATTGGCACCTCTACCAGTTCAACATGTTCGTTATAGACTAACTGTACTTTGCCACTTTGTGGATTCTCTTTATATTCTCCACGTTTGACCACAACTTCTTTCGTTTCTGTTTCATCACCGACTGCCGCATTCGTAAGCACATGTAGTAACTCTTTTGCGGTTAATACATTCTCATCTATAACCTTATCTTTTTGTTCTTGTATATATTGCTTGATGTGTGGCTTCTTTAATAACCTACATCCTGTCACATGTGCACTATTTGCGCTATAGCCTGCTTTTATGGCACTTTGTGTTACATTAAGTGTTCTTATATACTCATTCACAAAACGCGCTTGTTTTGCCGTTAACTCACTCATTCTATCACCTCCACAATTTTATCTAATAAGGTTTCATACCATAATCTTACAGATTGTTCTGAACACTCTAAGACATTGCTAATATCTTTAAAACTACGTCCTTGTATTAAAGAATCGAAAATATAAAACTCTTTATCATTAGCTACTTGGTCAACAATCATTTCTAAGTGATTCTTTACAATATGATCATCAATGTTATCGTCTGCCATCCATTCATTAGAATTTTCATCACCTATTGAAAAGAATTCATCGGTATTTATTTCATCATCTATCAACACATCACTTATAGTTCGCTTATGATAATCACAAACGAAGTCTTTTATTTGCTTTTTATCCATTGTTACACCACTTTTACATATGAAGATTGGTGATATGCATTTACTCGTGCAATCTTACTGTTTTCAATTGCTGTATTTCTTTGTTTTTGACGTTCTGAACGTTGTTTAATACTTGCTTGATACAAATCAACTTGTAAGCGTTCAATGACGTTGTAGGGCTTATATCGTCCATTTGAACGCATATATTTTACAACTTGCTTCTGCTCTTTTTCTGTATAATGATTTAGTACCTTTTTCAACAACGCCATATTATTTATAGATCTATTTTTATAGTTTTGTAACCCTGCTTTTGTTTCAATAATTTTGATAACTAATTTTTCAATCGGATATGAGACAGACACGACCCCCATTATTTCATCACATGTTGTGGTCGACGCACTCATATGGTACATACTTTCAATTTGGAATTCACACATCTTAATTTTTTTATTAATAAATGCTGGGTTAAATTGCGTTAATAGTTGATACTCAGATAGTTTATTGTCGCCATTACGATAATATAAACAATTCTTCGTTTTAAGCAGTTTCATTTATTCACCCCTATAAACAGAGCCTACCCGAATTGGATAGGCAATCATTGCTATTTAATAATCCTGTTTTGCTTAGCTAAATTTTGTAGCGTTGTACCATATTGCTTTTGCTTAGACTGTTCTGATTGTTGTAACTCACTTGAAATCTCCTGCATATTGTTTTTAATATCCAAATCAACTGCATTTATTAATAGATTTGTATCTGCTTCATTTAAACCAAATGCATTTGCGACCTTTTTAGTATTATTTAACTCGTATTTTGTTTCCATTTAATTACCCTTTCTTTTTAACGTTTTAAAAACAACTTGTTATTGTGTTCGTATGGCAAATCATTACCATTAATATATGATGTAAATATATTTTCTCTAAAGTAGCCATTCAATGCTTCCCTAGCCTCTTTATCATCATATAATTGTTCTTGACTATAAATACTCGCATATTGCTGATGCTCATCTTCATATCTATCATTAATATCTTCTATTTCATCAATGATCTCATTATATGCATCGACTACTTTTTTTAATTTACCTAAAGCTGATTGCTTTTCTGATTCGTATAATGATGACAACTCGCTTTGATGTTTTAATAATTCAATTGTCTTTTGATATTTAACTTCTTTCGACACACTTTTCTTTGTCTCTAAGCGTTTATTAAGTGCTTTTAGTTTCTTTTCATCAGCATCTGTTGCTTGATATAGGTTATCTGCTTTATCATCTTGTCCATCCATGATTAACTGTTTATATGTGGACTTATCTATCTTTATTTTACTCTCCAATGCATTACGCTCTTGTTCCAATTCTTGTATAGCCTTTTGTTGATCTATTACAAATTGGTTGTATTCTTTAAAGTACGATTCAGTTTTCATTTTTATCCCCTTTACACTTTAATTCGTTTCAAAGCTTCATAGCGTTTCATACTGCCATCAGCTAATTTCTTAATACTTCTCATCGCTTGTTGCTTTTCTTGTTCTGTCGTAATGATGTAATAACCACGTTCACTAGGTTTATAACTGCATCCGATAGGATAGCCATAATCATATACTAATGAATTGATTACTCTTCGTAACCATCGTTCATTGCTTGAATTATATTCATATCCCAATTGATTTAAGATTTTAGTTTTAGTAATATACTTATTGGACGTATTTTTTATCACATTGAAAACTTGCAGGTGTTCGGTGGGTAAATGATACGTCTCTTTTTCTGCGATACTTTGCATTTCTACACCTCTTTCTTTTAATTATTTCATACCTAAATTATACCATTTTTACAGGTCTAAAACAAACTTACGTTCGCTTTATAGCGCGTTTTATCAATTGTTTAGCTTATCATATATAACACTTATAAAATCATGTTATAAACTTAACGTTAGGCTTTTCACATTAACCTAATATAGAACTTAAGTTCGGTAAAATAACACGAACAAACAGCGAACAAACTTAACTTTTAGGCCTATGCCAAAAACACAAACTTTAGCTTGTATTAGCGTTAACAAAGTTCGCACACCTTGCACAAATCTTGCCATTTTTTCAATTCTCAAAGACTGTATACCTTCCGATTTTAAAAGCCAACACCTTCCGAAAACCTTACCATTTTAAACTGCTATACCTCGTATAAAATCATAGTATTTTATTAGGAGCCACACACTACATGTGACCCCTCATAACATTATTTACTCAAGCTATAGTAAGACGCTTTTAGATCATTCAATTTACGTTCTAAAGCCTTGTAATCCTCTTGTGTCGCATTCTCATCTTGTACAAACTCAGTTACTAATTTTAATCCCTCAACTAACTCTGGTGCTGGTTCATTGATTCCCGTAGCTAACTGATACAACATTTCAATATTCGCTATCACATCAGTATTACTTGATTGAATGCCCTCAAGTGTATCTGTATCAAATCCATTTTCTAGGTACTCAAACACATCACTATTATTTGATTCTGCATATGTTTGTAATCCATACATAAAATACTCATCTTCAAACAAATGACTAGCCATCATATCACTAATAGAAAGATGTTTACCGTCATGTAATTCATAACCTACATAATGCCCCTCTATGCTTCTTATAAGCCCCTCAGTGTGCTTAGGTGACGCTAATTCAAATGATTGCCTTACTTTACAATCTTTAATATATACATGACCGAATAGCTTGCTGTTCATCATCACGTATACCATATCAAATGGATCATTGTATAACTTAAAGCAACACGGTTGCACTTTACTATGTTCTAATAATCCTGTGTAGTACCTTAGTAACGTGCCTGCTCGTGTTTCAAATTGGTTTACGATAGTTTCTAAGTTCATTTGATTTTCTCCTCTTTATTTATTCTTAATACCATAGGCACCCATGAGGGCACGTCAGTTTGTTGTCCATCTTCTGGATAACAAATAGCTAATGGTAAATTAGGAACTCTACCATCCAACAAATAACGCATTATAAAACTACCTCTATACACTAAATCAAGTTGTTCACTTTTAACTAATTCAATCAACGCAAACATTGTAATTTTGTTCCATCCACTCCAAAACACAATATTCTCATCCTTATCGTGTGTGATACTAGTTCTCCCTATATAGTCGTGATTTATTTCTTTAAACAAATCTTCTAACTGATATATCGGTATCTCCTTATATTCTTTCACATATTCGTATATATACTTTTTAAGTTGTTCTTTATCCATGTGTAACCTCCATATTTATATTGATTGTGTACCATACACAGTTAAATACACACCTTTTTTTACTTTCGTGTACTGGTTAAAACATTGATATATATAGCCTCGTGATAATTAGTACACAAAGTACACAGAAATTTTAGTGATAGTTGTATATTATTTAGAAATCTACGATAATTAATTTATTAATTTTAACTATGACTATATATTTATATGTGTACATTGTGTACTTCGTGTACTATCTGCATGTAACTGTTGATATTATTGAATTTATCGAGTACACATATTTTAAAATTGAGTGTGTACTTGTGTGTACTAATAACTTTCTGTATATGGATTATGTGAAATCGAGAAATCAAATCCTAGTTCTTCAATTATTTCTTTTTTAATCGCATAACCCAGATGCCTTTGAGATTTATGTTTTACTTGTTTTTGAATTCTTTTTTTATCTTTTATTAAATAACCTTTTTTGTCCCATTGCCCTGTAATCGTCTGCATTTCGTGTCCTAATTTATTTTTAACAGTTTCGTTTTTAATACAAAGAAAATCATGTTTATATACCGCTTTAACATCTCCGTAATTTACTGAATCATAACCGTCACCTACAATATTATTTCTATTCGCATCTAAATATTGTAATAGTTCCTCTAACAGTTGCTTAGGTTTATCAATCGTCTTATTGTTTTTAACCATGCTGTCATAGGCTTGTTCGATAATTTTAAAATGGTCATGTTCAAACCCATCAATATCATTCAAAACCTCACCGGTAACTTGTAGTAACGCAAAGGCACGTCCTAAACGTTGCATGATTTCATTACTACCTTTTTGATTAAAATACCGTTGATAGCTCTCAAAAGCGTTCTTATACACGTCTTTTTTAGACTCATATTGTTTAATAAATGCCAACCCTAACGTTCCATAGTTCTCCCTAAACGATTTGTCTAATGTGGTAAAATCAAAATTATCTGGATATGGTGGATCTTGTAGTGTAACTACACGTGCTGATACACCCGCTTTTTCATCAGCCATATTTGCGATAGATGATTCACCAGTAGAAATTAAAATATTTCGCCATTCTTTTTTAGCATTTAGCGTTAAATTAATATTACTTCTCGATTTACTTTCACCACTAGAAAAGTTATATGTGGTACTGGTAACAAACTTAGGATGTGTGTTACGCGTATCATCTTTAAACATTGGAAATGAGTTCAAAAATGACGCCATTGATTCAATACTATTTTGAGTAGAACTCCATGTCGTAATAAGGTCACTGGTTCCCCAAACACTTGATACTAAGTTGAGTGTGAATGTTTTACCTGTGGATGTACTACCTGATATTTCTACAATAAAGGGTTGTAATCCAAATTCTCTTAATAAAACTGAGCCTAAAGATGCATACAACATAACCATTACCATTGGTAAATCTTTTATTTGAGCAAACACCTTTTTAGAGTAACCTTGTAGTGTTCCTTTACTTCGAAAAGAGTCTATTAACTTTTGAAACCCTTTATCATTGCTAAACAACTTGACATTGCTGTCTTTCATTACTTCTTGATAAGGATAAATAAAATAACCTTTCACATGCCCCAAACGCGTTGCAACTTTAACATTTAATGGTGGATTATACCTTTTAGATACATTAATATAGTCAACAAGTTTAGTAGATGTCGACGATGTTACATCTAGCTTTTTATTAACCAATTTCAAGAGTTGACGACTATCTGAAATTTCTTCGGCACTCACAGCTATATTTACTGGCGTTTTATTGTCATAGAAAAGCATATTAAAGCTAACTTCGTTACTCTCAATATCTTCAAAGCGTTCAGTAATTTGAGGGATTGTATTTGTGATAAAAACCTTTTTATCTGGTTCGCCTTCTTTTTTACTTGGTATAAGTTGGTATAAGGCAACACCGCATTGATGATGTTCAATTTCATAGCCTTTCGGTATAATTTCTTGTAAGGCACTATCTTTTTTATTAATTTTTTCAATTTTATCAAGTACATCACTTTTACCTGTTTCCATACAAAGCTCCTTTCTAATTGTTATAGTGTTTATTTAATATCGATTGAAAAGTAGCGTTGATTTCTTGTTCTTTCATAGGTGGTTTACATGCGAATTGTCCCCATAATAAAGCAAATGAATAAACAATATAATCATTAACGTGACATCTCAATAAATGCCCAATTAAGCTAGCTAGTGCATTGTTACGATTGCCTTCGGTTGTTCCAAAGCATAGCTCGCGCCAGTACTCACTATCGCGTCGAGTGTATCCTATGACATTAGGACTAGCATTTGATTGTTCAAACTCCTTCGACCACTGTTCGAGCATATCAACATTCATAATTGGACAGTCATTCACTCGCTTAATAAATATGTGTCCTTTTTGAATAACTGGTAACGCAAAACATCTACTTGGCTGATATGAACCTTCATCCACTTTATGGCCAATTTTATTTGCTAATACTTTTGTATATTTACGATAATCATCTGCACTTATTCGCTCATTCAGAGGGATATATAGGCGTATTCTAGCTTGTTCAGTTGTATGGCTAAACGATGTGTGCCAATACCATGCAACACTGCTTAAAACTGAGCTGATTGCTTCATGTAATTGCTTTAAATCATTTATTTCATCATAATCAAGTACAATCACATCTCTGTATATGACATTAACGTCATTGCGATGCTTTTTTATTGTTTCACCATGATCATTTGCACCGTCTTTAATATCACCGTACACAGCAACACCACGTGCATACTTATAATTCGCTTCTATAGGCACAGACAGTTTATTAACCAACTTACTCCATTCAGGTTTTGAAAAGCTCTTAAATGAACGTGAGTCTAAACTTTCATAATGTACCACTGAAACATGTGTGTCATATTCTAATTTAATTTCATTCATTTTTTGCACCTCTTAATGAAACAACAGAGCAAAGATGTTATAATAAGAATGTGTAATTTCTATATTACTCTGCTACTTTTATTGAATTCTTTGCGTCATCTGATTCCTCGCCAAAGTTCTCAGATGATGCTTTTTCTATTTCATAAAACTTTTCGATAATATTATCGAACTGCTCTATATAGAGATGGAATAAATCAAACATTTGATTATTGTGAATACGTCTCTCATGATAAGAAAATCCCTCTCCAATTAATTCATCTTTATTTAAGACATGATTTGGTTCATATGGATATAGCTCATCAAAATGCCAACCATTACTATCCTTTAAATCCTCAAAACTATCTTTCAACAACTTTAAATCGCTAAATAAATCTTTAATTTCCCGATTCATTTTTATTCTCCTTTCTCTAATTGAAAATTATTCTTTAATTCTTGTGCGCACCATTTCATTATCAATTCTAAGTGCTTTTCACGACTGATCTCTGAAACCACTTCAATACCATTAACATATTCTGTGTGTTCATAACTTTCCAAATTATTCACGACACTTAACTCAAGTTGATAAACCACGTGTTCTATTACTTCTTTTTGTTCATTATTCATTTTCTAATCCTCCTGTTAAATTACATCCTAAAGTTATTAGCCAAGCATAAACGCTAAAAGCAACATACATATTCGATATTGCTAGTAATAAAATTGTTAACAATGAAACTAAGCAAATATAAGTTAAGTACATTTTCATTGCCTTGCCTCCAATAACTTTTTGATATTGACTTGTTTAAAGTCGTTATTCTGGATATTCATATGAGCAGTAAGCTGTTCCATGAATTCATCTACATCAGACTTTTTGAATCTATACGTAGATCCGACCATATAATATTTCATGCCATTATTAATAAGTAATTCTTCAATAGTAGGCTTACTTAAATTCAGATAGTTAGACAACTCTTTGTAAGTCATAAAATATTTCTCTTTCGCTAATTCGTCCACACGTGCATTGATAGCCTGCTCAAGTAACTCACGTGCTTCATCTTCATCAATATTAATGTTGAACATTGGTTTATGCCTCCTTTACTTCAAATTCAAATAATTCATTTACCTCAACTTGTAAAACTTCTGCCATTTTCTTAGCTAATTTAGGGCTTGGAATCTTTTTACCATTAATAATTTGGCTTAAATAAGAAATTCCAACACCTGTTTCACGTGATAAATCAGATAAATTAAAGCCTTTTAAGAACATGGCTTCTTTAAACTTTCTAGTATTCGCTAAAATAGTCATAATTAAAATCCTCCTTCGTTTTTGACTGACTTCTCAATCAATTTATAACTTTATTATACATAATCGTTTTTCTTTTGCAATAGTTTTTCGACTGACTTCTCAATCATTTTTTATTTTTTTGTACATAAACGTCCAAAAAAATGCTATTATTAACATAATTAGGAGGTTTGTAATGATTAGAAATAGATTGTCTGAACTACTGTCAGAAAGAGGACTAAAAATATCTCGTGTTGCAAAAGATGTAAAAATAGCAAGAAGTTCACTTACTTCAATGGCACAAAATGATTCTGAAATGATAAGATATGATGCTATAGATAAATTATGTAGTTATCTGCACATATCTCCTTCAGAATTTTTTGAACATAATCCGATCAATTTTGACTTTACTTTTGATGAAGAACCGAATTATAAAATTAATGATGTTTTCGAGGGATTTGAAGTAACTGCAAACATTACTCACGCTTTTTCGATTGAAAATTTTGACTTTGAAATTTTAGTAGACGTCGAATTAGATAATAGGCAAAAATTAAATTTTGACTTAGACGTCTCATATAAAGAAACTGAAAAGATAACTAATTCACAACATAGATTTATTTTCACGATTAAAAATGAAGATGAAAATATCGGATTAAAAAAATACGTTGATAGTTTATCTGCAGGCCTTAAAAACTTGTTATTTAAAAAAATTAACCAAAAGTTAAGTGGGTATGTTTCTGAAATAATAGTAAAAAATATAGACGATATTGAAGAGCTTTTTCCAAATAAAGGCGAAAAAAGTACGACTCTACATAAAGAAATTTTACAAACTGATAGCCGTTTATCTAGTGATATTTTTAAAGAATATTAATCGAGGTGATCAAATGGCAAGTTATGAAAAACGCGGAAATACATGGCGCTATCGTATATCACTAGGAAAAGACGCAGAAACGGGCAAATATAAATATATTTCAAACTCAGGTTTTAAACGCAAATCAGACGCTAAACATCACGCTGAAATGGTTGAGCGTCAATTAAGAAATGGCGATTATATCGCACCGTCCACATCTACATTTAAACAGGTTGCTGACGATTGGATATCACAATATGCTAACGAAGTAAAAGTAAGTAGTGTCAGAGCACGCGAGAAAGCCATACATCATGCTATAGAACGCTTTAAGAACAAACCAATACAAACTATCAAAAAACACGATTATCAACGTTTTGTAAACGATATAAGCATACAGTATAGCAAGAATTATGTTGATAGCATTGTAACCTCTACAAATATGATATTTAAGTACGCTTATGATATGAAATTAATAAGAATATTGCCTAGCGAGGGTATTAAACGACCTAAAAAGAAAGTTAGTGTGGAAGAATTAGAAGATACTGAGATACATAAAAAGTTTCTTGAAAAAGATGAATTATTTCAATTTCTGGAAATTGCCAAAAATCACCATTCGCCACAAAATAGCTTTGAAGTGTTTTATACATTAGCATATACAGGCATGCGTGCAGGTGAATTATTGGCATTGAAGTGGTCTGATATAGACTTTGAGAATAACACAATCAATATTACAAAGACTTATTACAATCCGAATAACAATAAAAAGCAATATCAAATACTTACGCCAAAAACTGAAAGCTCAATCGGAAAAATTTCAGTTGATCCTCATGTGATTAAATTACTCAAAAATTATAAAGTGGATGTACAGGACACATGGAAAAACGAGTTGTATGTAGATAACAATTTCGTTTTTACTGATGTTAACGGCTATCCCCTCGTAATTAAGAAACTACAGTTATGGATAAAAGCTATACTTAAAAAGACTAACATAACTAATAAACAAATAAGCACTCATTCATTTCGTCATACTCATTGCGCGTTACTTATAGAGGCTGGTGTGCATATTAAGGAAATACAAGAACGCTTGCGACACAAAGATATAAACACCACTATGAACATCTACGCTAAGATTACGAACTCATACAAAAAAGACGCTTCCCAAAAGTTTAGTAAACTCATGGAAAACGTCTCAAAAGATTTATTTTAAAATTTCTATGACCAAATTACGACCACCCAATATTACAAACTTTATAAAATCAGCGTTTAACAGTCGTTTTACATCATTCCCGGCATGCCACCCATGTTAGGTTGGTCATTATTTTTTTCTGGAATTGATGCTACAACCGCTTCAGTCGTTAAGAACATTGCTGCAACACTTGCAGCATGTTGTAATGCTGAGCGTGTTACTTTAGTTGGATCAACGATACCTGCTTCTAACATATTAACCCACTCGTTTGTAGCAGCGTTAAAACCAACACCCGGCTCTGCGTTTTTCAAACGTTCTACAATAACAGAACCTTCTAATCCTGCATTTTCAGCAATTTGACGAACTGGTGCAGTTAGTGCTTTAAGTACAATATTTACACCTGTTTCAATGTCACCTTCTGCTTCAATTTCACTTACTTTTTGGTAAACATTTACTAATGCAGTACCACCACCTGCAACAATACCTTCTTCAACTGCTGCACGTGTAGAATTTAATGCATCTTCAATACGTAATTTACGTTCTTTAAGCTCTGTTTCACTTGCTGCACCTACTTTAATAACTGCAACACCACCTGCTAATTTAGCTAAGCGCTCTTGTAATTTTTCACGATCAAAGTCAGATTCAGTTTCTTCAATTTGAGATTTCAATTGGCTTACACGTGCATCAATGCTGTTTTCGTCACCGTCACCATCAACAACAGTGGTATTATCTTTAGTTACTTCTACTTTACTTGCAGTACCTAACATATCAATTGATGCATCTTTTAAATCTAAGCCTAAATCATCAGTAATCACTTGCGCACCAGTTAAAATAGCTAAATCTTCTAACATTGCTTTACGACGATCACCGAAACCAGGCGCCTTTACTGCAACAGCTGTAAATGTGCCACGCATTCGGTTTAGCACGATATTTGTTAATGCATCGCCTTCAACTTCATCAGCTACAATTAAGATTGGACGATTAGATTGAACCACTTGTTCTAATAAAGGTAAGATATCTTGGAAAGACGAGATTTTCTTATCTGTTACTAAAATGTATGGGCGTTCTAATTCAGCAACCATTTTATCTGAATCAGTAACCATATATGGTGATTGATAACCACGATCAAATTGCATACCTTCAACCACTTCTAGTTCAGTGTTTAGTCCATTTGATTCTTCAATTGTAATGACACCATCGTTACCTACTTTTTCCATAGCTTCAGAAATATAACGTCCAATTTCTTCATCTGCTGCTGAAATCGCACCTACTTGCGCTATTTCATTTTTATTTTCAACTTTTTGAGAATTTTCATGTAATGCTTCTACAGCAACTTTAACTGCTTTGTCGATACCTTGACGTAAACCAACTGGGTTCGCACCACTTGTAACATTTTTCAAGCCTTCTTGAATCATTGCTTGAGCTAATACTGTTGCAGTTGTCGTACCGTCACCAGCAATTTCATTTGTCTTATTTGCAACTTCTTGAACTAGTTTAGCCCCCATATTTTCATATGGATCTTCTAATTCGATTTCTTTAGCAATCGTTACACCATCGTTCGTAATTAAAGGTGCTGTAAACTCTTTATCTAATACAACATTACGTCCTTTAGGACCAATCGTTACTTTAACTGCATTTGCTAATTGGTCTACACCACGTAACATTGCTTGACGTGCATCTTCAGAGAATTTCAATTGTTTAACCAT